GATCTGTACATCGAAGGCTTCCGCGACGCCATCTACATCGGCCGGTCGTGTTACCTGTTGTCGCTGTTCCAGGTACATCTGGATCGGAATTACACCGGGATCGGCTCGCGAAACGTCACTGGTGGCAACTTCGCCGACCAAGGGGAGCGGATCGCGTTGTCTCACTGCTTGCTCGCGAACAACTACGAGCACATCCATGTTGAAGGCATCTATGTCTTCGCCAGTGAGTCGTCGTTCGATTACCCATCGGTCCCAACCACGACCATCCCAGCCATCGGGAACCGTAAGCAGCGTTTGTTCACTGTTGCTAAGGGCTCCAAGTTGCAGCTTCAAAACTGCCACATCGAGTTTCGCGACAACCACACCACGTCGAATGACACCGCACTGATTTACGTACAGGATTCAAACTCGCAGTTCATCATGCGCGATGGCGCAATGGTTTGCGCGCTTGGCAAGTGGGACAACTCGGCTCTGACAAACGGCACAGACGGTTATATCGCCTACGACAACTTGCAGAACCTTGTCGAAATCGGTGGCACTGGCGTTGGCCGGTTTGAAATGACTGGCGTGCAGACCTATGGTTCTGCCGTCTTCCGGTCCCGCAAGCTGATGCGCCTGCGCGACGTGTCTAGCACGACACCAGTGGTTACGAAGGTTTCCCTTGACGCAGATCCAGCAGCATCGTTTACGAACGGGCGCTCTCTCATCCCAGTACTGGCAGACGCATCGGTCACCAACGGGCGCAACTTCGGCAACCTGCTGTATCCCACATTTGCCAGCGCGATCAGTGAGGATCACTGGTGCATCCACGGCACAGGCAACGGCGCACTGACAGGGCAGACCAACCGCACCACAGCGACATCGTTCACAGCCACGGTCGCATCCAACACGCTTAGCTTCAACAAGCTCACGGGCGCTGGCGCTGGAACTGTCGGGCGCCTGCGGTTGATTGTCCCCGCCGAAGTCGGTCGAAGCATCGCCCTGAACTTCACAGCGAACGGGTCATCTGCATCGAGTGCAATCAAGATGTCGATGGCATACGTGACAATCCCGCAGATCACCAACAACTACATCGCCGACAGCAAGGTAGTCAAAGCGGTTTGCAATAGCGCAGCAGCCGACAACATGACGGTTGCGGTCACGGACACAGAGTTCAACCTGCACAACTTCACCGCGCAGAACGGAAGTTGGGACTCAGGCGACCGCGTGTGCCCACCCTATGCAACGCACTTCCAGATCACTTTCGATCTCACGAGTATTGACGCAACGGCTTCGACGTTCACGCTGAACTTGAAGAAGTTCTCTATTGCGTTTGTTTAATGCCCAATGATAACGTTCAATTCATAATATAGTTCATAGCTATTGACTTCTGAAGGCTGGCATGGTAAAATGACTACCATGCCAGTTCAGCTTAATGCCGATCTAATTGAGGGTTTCGCGGGGATGTATTTATCCCCTATGTATGACAATCCTCAGCCTGTCGCAGCATTCCACCGGGAGTGTTGGCAGGACTATTGTGATATGAGCATCGAGTTGGCGGCACGGGCTGCACCACGGGCACACGCGAAGTCGACCGCCTTGACTCACGTAATGGCGATGGCGGCAACAGCTTTCAGAGTCCAAGATTATGTCGTGATTGTCTCGGCAACAGAGCAGTTGGCCATGGACCACCTTGGCGATATCGCTGCCCAATATCGTGACAATGAAGATTTGCGCCGTGATTTTGAAGTAGAAAGCCTTCCCGTTGATGCCCGTGGTGAGGTGGTGGTGAAATTTAAAGACGGTCATATGTGCCGTTTCATTGCCCGTGGTGCTGGTCAGAAAATGCGGGGTCTCAAGTGGCGCGGTAAGCGCCCAGGTTTGATCCTTGGTGACGATATGGAAGAAGACGAACAGGTCGAGAACCGTGATCGTCGTAAAAAGTTCCAGCGGTGGGTGTATCGTGCTTTGATCCCCTGTTTGCGTCGTGGGGGAGTGGTCCGAATTCAAGGTACGATATTGCACGAAGATTCCTTTTTGGCTCGTGTGATGAAAGACCCTCGTTGGAATGCTAAATTATATAAGGCACATGCGAGTTTCGATGATTTCACCGAAATCCTGTGGCCAGAACAATTCTCTGAGGAGCGGTTGCGCGGCATCAGACAAATGTTTATCAACCAGAATGATGCCGCTGGTTATTCACAAGAATATCTGAACGATCCTTTCGATAATTCCGAAGCTTACTTGTCTCGTGACTGGTTTATCGGAATGAACGAAGATGATATGGAGTCGGATAAGTTGGTGTGTGCAGCGACAGACTTCGCGATCTCGAAATCTGACAGGGCCAACCGCACATCAATTACCATTGGAGGCAAAGATGCTGGTAATATTGTTCACATCTTTGATCAGCGCGTTGGTCGTTGGGATACTTATGAGATCATTGAGAATCTCTTTGCAGTACACCTTGCTCACCGTCCTGATTGTATTTTTGTGGAGAATGGTCATATTTGGAAAACGATGTGGCCGATCATCCAAAAAGAAATGGCCTCGCGTGACCTCTGGATTAATTTCATCGTTAAAACGCCGAGTAAAGACAAAGCTGCTCGTGGCCGTTCGTTGCAGCGTAGGATGCGCGCGCATGGTGTTCGGTTTAATAAAAATTCGGAGTGGTATCCAGCGTACGAAGCTGAACTACTGAGATTCACTGGCCATTCTGACGCTGTGGCCGATGACCAATTCGATTCATCTGCTCTTCTCTCCATTGGATTCGATGAACTTGCTGACGTCAGTGAGGATGATTTCCTGGATGAAGAAGAACTTGAAATGATCAACAAAAACCCCCGGCTGTATTCTGGCCGTGACTCCGTGACAGGATACTGAAATGCTGAATATTCGCACAACCATTCGATTGACTCCAGCGGTTGCGCGTGCCGCAAATCTATGTGACCGGTTTACCCCAGAAGATTTGAGCGCCATCGGCAATTGGGCCGCCAAGGGTTACGAAGCCGATGAACAATCTCGGTTGAATTGGTATCGTCGGATGGAAAAGGCCATGGACCTCGCGATGCAAGTCGTAGAGGATAAGAACTTCCCATGGCCCGGTGCGTCAAATGTTAAATTCCCTTTGGTGACTGTCGCGGCACTTCAGTTTCATGCTCGCGCATACCCAGCCATCATTCACGGTCCCGATTTAATCAAATACAACGTCGTGGGGCCAGATCCTGATGGTACACGTGCTGATCGGGCTCGTCGGGTAGGTCAACACATGAGCAACCAGCTTCTTGAAGTGGATCAAGGCTGGGAAGAGTCCATGGACCGACTTTTGATTAATCTTCCGATCGTTGGTTGTGCCTTCAAAAAATCGTTCCACTCAGTCAGCAAGGGTCACACGGTTTCTGAATTGGTTTTCGCTCGTGATTTGGTTATGGATTACTATGCGAAGTCGGTCGAAGATTGTGCCCGTGTTACCCACCTGATCCCCTTGTATCGGAACGATATTTACGAACGTTGCGTGAGCGGTGTTTGGCGCGACATCACTGATGAGGCATGGTTCCGGAATCCTTCTACATACGTCCGTCCGAATTTTGGACATCAACAGGACAATCGTGAAGGTATGACACCTCCTCCTCCTGATGAAGCCACTCCCTTTATGTTCGGGGAGCAAACGTGTCTGATGGATTTGGACGATGACGGATATGCTGAGCCATATCGTGTGACTTTTGAACTGACCACGAAAACTGTGGTTCGTATTGTCGCCAATTGGGATGATGAAATCGATATCGAACGCAACAAGCAAGGTCGAATCATTCGTATCCGTAAGTCAACGTGCTACACCAAGTACGGATTTATCCCTGCACCTGATGGCGGGATCTATGACATCGGTTTTGGTATCTTGTTGGGTCCTCTGAACAAATCGGTGGATTCCTTGATCAACCAACTGATCGATGCCGGTACTATGGCAACCACTGCTGGTGGCTTCTTGGGCCGTGGTGTGAAGATTCGGGGTGGGAAACTCACTTTCTCGCCTCTGGAATGGCAGAAAGTCGACAGCACTGGTGATGATCTGCGTAAAGATATTGTTCCTCTGCCAGTTCGTGAACCTTCAGCTGTTCTACTGAGCCTGCTGAGCTTGTTGGTCGATTATTCGAACCGTATTCCAGGTACTACAGATATCATGGTCGGTGAAAATATCGGCCAAAACACACCTGCTGAGACTGCACGTTCGATGGTCGAACAGGGTAGCAAGATCTATACCGCGTTGTTCAAGCGTGTGTGGCGTTGTTTGAAGAATGAAGTCAAGCAGATTTACATTCTGAATGCCAAGTACATGCCTGTTGAACCTCAACCGTTCGGCACAAGCGGCACGATCTCTCGCGAAGACTATATGGAGAACGCAGATTATATCGTACCGTCTGCCGATCCCACAGCCGCTTCGGACCAAGTGAGACTACAGCGTATCATGGCCATCAAGGCTTCTGCTGCCACGACTCCTGGTTACAACGTGATTGAAGTCGAACGCGAATA